TTCGTCTAGTTTCGGATCAGATGTTGATGGTAAATCTCTGAGTGCTTGGCGATAAGTTCTCCAATCATCTGTCATGGTGACATCTGAATTGGCCATCCAATCCGTTTCCGCTAATTTACGATTGCGTTCTTCACGTAATCTTTTTATTGGAACCTCTGCAAGAAGTTTGGACACTTCTTTTGCAATCGCATCTTCATCTACTACTATTTCATTTCCATTCACATCAAATGCTTTGTCGTTGACTTGATTGACTACATTCGGATAAAGTTTACCTATTACTTCATGTCTCATTGTGCAATCTCCATCAACATGAAATGAGAATATCCACGATGACTATATGTATAACTACTAGTATCATTATTGTTTCTATTAACATAAGTGTATACAGAAGCGGAATAAGTATTACCCGCTTGAACTTTATACGTATGACTGGAAGTATCGGAAGGTGTGTAATTGAATACAAAGGATGAATTGTGCATAATAAAAGTATCATTTAAAGCTTCATTGTTTCTCATTGCTGAAACAGTCATTCTTGACCTTGAACCAGAGGCATCACCCAATGCTATTTGAGTTGAATCATAAAAAACTTTAATTCCAGAATATCTTCCCGAAGCAGTTAAATTAACATTACCAAATCCCAAAACTTTATTACCACTGCTCACACTCATATCAATACTGAATTCTTGACCACTTACACCCGACCCAATATTTACAAATGTCGTTCCAGTTGAAGAACCATTACCAATAGTTTGAGCCCCAGTAAATTCTACGAATTTTATTTGAATGATATGACCAGATGGAAAATTTACTGATGATCCGAGCGTTCCTCCTGTCATTGTTCCTGTGACCGCAACATTTCCACTTGTGGTCAGATCACCAGTACTTGCCATGGTCAGACCATTCGTTCCACCTTCGGTCTGAAGTTTAACGGAGCCACCAGAATTACTTGGTTTGATTACGATATCTGTCATGGTGTATTTGGGTTGAGTTCGTCACGTTCTTGTGCAGACATCACCCATCCTCTCACGTAAGCGTCTGTTACGATGTCACCTCTTGTCGTAGGAATCTGTACTCCTTCGTCCAGGGCTCGTTTGGTGTAAAGTGCAACGATTTCATCAATTGCGATTCTTGCACGATTCTTTACTACATTATCTACCCACTCTTGAGGACTCATCGTAACGTAGCGCATTGCTTGTTCTTCGGTTGCATTTAAACTTACTGTATAATCTGTCATATTTTCCTATCCTATTAAATAACCACCAAAAAATGAATATGTTCCTCCCCAATAAAAATGATCGTGTGTAGCATGAATATAGATACTTACATAATCACCTGCACTTAAATTAATTATTAAAGAACCTGTCACTGTTTTGTCATTAGCTGTAGTATAATTATAGAGTTGAAAGCTATGGCTGTTTGATCCTTGCCAAATTGAACCATTTACATAAAATTTAAATATACCATAACCATTTGCACTGCCAGACATTAGTGAACAGTGAAATTGATAATATCCTGCTATCGGTGCAGTAAAACGTTTTGAACCATCATAATGATTACCAACATTACTAGCAACTCCATTAAATTGTCCTTCTTCGCCCGAATATTTGTTATCTAATCCAGTACCACTTTCATTAGCATATGCTTGAAAAAGAGGTCTATTTGGGTTTACAACATATCCATGCTCAGTAATTCCCCACAACTTGGTAGAACCATTATAGATTGCAAGTTGTCCCGAATCTGAATCTGAAGTATCTGGTGTTGTTCCTGTCTGTGAATCTGTGATTGCAGCGTCTATTCCCTTGACTGTAAAGGTCTGACTTGTTGATGTAACTTTGAATTCAGTTCCCAGAGTTACACTGTCATCTGTTCCGACTGTCAGAACATTTGTTGCATTGTCTGACTGAATCTTCAGTGAATTTGATGCGGCTGCTTTAATAACTAAATCACCCATCGTTTGGTTCCTCCGGCCATGGGGCTGTGTTGTCTTCTTTGACTAAGGGATAATTATCTTCTGTTATTATGTCAAATGTTGGTGAATAGTTTGCAGGAAAATTTCTGAGTGCAACGCAATAGTCCTTCCACTCTTGAGATGGTGACAGATCAGAACGAAATCTCCAATCTGTCAATGCAATTCTGCGATTTCTTTCTTCACGGAGTTCTTTGAGAGGTTGTGCATCTATATATTCTTTTATTTTGGTTTGAATCTGTTCTTCTGTTGGTTTGTTGTTTGGATCACCTCCCCATCTTGTTATGCCACCAAAATTATCACCAAAATTCGTTTCACCAGATAATTCAGTTATCGCTTTTCTTCTTATAATTAAAGATTGTCTAAAATTCACACCTTTCATTGTTCAACCTCTATAAAAGTCACGTTTTCAGATATATCAGTCATACTCCAAGGGTCCCATGAATAAATGCCAGTTGTACCATTACCTGCTTTGAAGAAAACTTTAAAAGATATTGTAGTACCAGCAGTTTGATTATGATCGTAAAAAGCATTTATTGGCACTATAGTTTGAATCCAAAGAGTTTGTCCTGTTTGTCCATAATTTACCATTAATGGTTGACTTCCACCCGTTGTACTAGAAATATTTGAAGCATAACTATCTACATCTGAACGCAAAGCACCCTGTAATTTATAATTACTGCTATCATGTTCAACTTGAAAATGACAATTCCATTGAATAAACAATTTTGATGTTTGAGAAACAACATCATATGTAACAGCACCTTTGCCAGAATCTTGAAATGAAGTCCCTACTGACTCCGAGGCAGTAGACCCTCCATTTTTACATTCAAAATTGATAACTTTTCCAGCAGGAAACACCACGTTTGATGCAATCGTAGGTTCATCGGAACCCGACTGTGTAATTATATTTTTTCCTGCAATTTTTATTGATCCCATGATACAATTATTTATTTAGGATTTTTAATTCTATGTGAGATCAAATAGAATTGTTCCAGAGTGTTCCTCAACGTCATCAGTTGGTCTTTGATGCCAGGGTTTGTGAACTTGTTTGAGGGTATTGGAAATGGCCCTGTCTCTTTCTCTGGCAGTTTTTCCTCTGAGTTTTTTAAGTTCATCTCGTGTCCACAATTTGTTGTCAATGTATCTTCGTGCTTCTTCGGTGTTCATTAGTTTGGCATCTGAAAGAGGGCTTTGACCCAAGGTTGTGGTTGCTTTCTTGCAAATACCACCCATCCAAAGGACTCTTTTCCATCGAAATGTTCTTCTCTGTACTCGTTCATTGAACCACCAGTTGTCAAAACATCATCGACAATGAGATAAGGGTGTTCTGGATTTTGAGTAGAATATTCATTCAACCATCTACCAAGTTCTACTCCACCTCTAGGAATACCGATTGCAGCTTGGAATGGTCTGCGTTCTTTCTCAAAAATCATTCTAGCAATGCATCTCCATTCGGGTGAAGTGATCGCATCACACTCTATTTTCCAGTGCAATTCACCACCAGAATGTCCGATAAAGTCCTCTTCTACAAACAGATGTTTTTCTCTCACATGAAAATTACTCATGGTAAACCTTTCTCAAGTCGTGCAAAATAAGATTCAGAATTCCACGACTTGTCGCAAATGTACATATCAAAATGTGGTTTGTTTCCGACATGGAGTTCATGATATTTTGCACCCCAATCCTTGAGTTGTTGTGCTGTCAATTCTGTATAATCTGTGCCCGAAACGGAACCTCTGGCGGTCCAGTAATGAATCTCATGTCCTTCGTCATAAAGACGATTGATGTGATTTATTCTATCAGTTAAAGGTGCGGCCTTTTTGTAATCTGCGTGACGATCACCGAAATCAGGCAATTCAGGGTTATGTGAAATCGTTCCGTCAATGTCTACATAAATTATTTTTTTCATGTTCCCCCAATGAATGCTGAAGCAATCGCAATCAATACACCGACTGCAAGACACCCCAAAAAGATGTAATTTCCCACTTTATTATGGAACTTTACGTGTTCCTCAAATTTCATAATGACCCTTTTATTTTTACTAGAACTTCATTTGGATTTTCTGCTTCTGTTACAGTTCTACCCAGAATTATTGCGTTTGCACCAGCATCTTTCGCTTCTTTTGGTGTTCCTGTCCTTGACTGACCTGACGTTTCTCTCTCAAACACAATACCAGGGCAAATGTATCGGAATGATAGGGGTCCAGATAAATCGTGCGATATGATGGTTCTGAGGTCTGGGACAGGGCAAACAAGGTCTTGAAAATTATGTCGTCTGAGTTTATTCATCGCCTGTTCCCATACTGTATATGATGCGTTTCTTAAAATAGCACGTTCTGTCTCGTAGTCCCATGATGTAAGTGATACGACACCAACCAATTTGATTTGATCAGACAAATTTTTCAGACGTTCAAATGTCTCTTGAGAATTATGAGCGCAAATGGATACCATCGTTCCACCACGATCAATCACTCTCTTGACTACTGTCTCAACTGTATTTGGTGTATCCCAGAGTTTGAAATCAACAAATAGTTCTTTTTTCCAACTATCCGGCCATGCAACAATTTCATCCCATAAAAGATGATTGATTTTGAATCCGTCTACGTAATCTTTGATTCGTTCTGCAAGTTCTAGTGATTTTTTCGTTTCAAGTGATACAATGATTTTCATGAAAATAATACTGAGATGGATTCGTCATGATGTACTCTGCGAATTGCTTCTGCAAAAAGTTTTCCCACTGACAACAATCTCACTTTTTTATTATCATATTGTGGAATGGAATCAGTGATGGTCAGCCCATCCATACGAGATGAGTTGATCGTCTTCATCCCTCCGTTGCTTAATACGCCGTGAGTTATATACGCTTGCACTTCTTCTGCTCCATTGGCCAGGAGTGCATCTGCGCCCTTGACTAATGTTCCACCTGTGTCCACTATATCGTCTACTATTATACATTGTTTCCCCTTGACTTTACCGATTACGTTCATTGCATCACTTTCATTCGCTTTGTCCCTGCGTTTGTCAATGATTGCAATGTCCAGATTGAGTTCTTTCGCTAAAGACCTTGCTCTTGGGACACCCCCAGCATCGGGTGAAACGATAAGTGCATTTCCGTTACTTACCATAGGTTTCTTTTTCAAATCTTTTACAAATAGAGGTCTTGATCTTAGATCATCAACAGGAATATTGAAGAATCCTTGAATCTGTCCAGCGTGTAAATCCATAGTCAATACTCTATCTGCACCAGCAGTTTGAATCATGTCTGCAACTAATTTTGCTGATATTGGTGTTCTTGCGGCAGGTTTTCTATCTTGTCTCGCATAACCATAATAAGGCATGACAGCAGTGATACGACCAGCACTTGCACGTTTACAAGCATCAATGACAATCAACAATTCCATTAGATTGTCGTTTGCAGGATTGCAAGTGCTCTGTATAATAAAGACATCTTCTCCACGAATGTTCTGGAAAATCTCGCAAAAGATTTCACCATCAGCAAATCGTGTCAATTTCATTTCACTTAACGCAATGCCTGCATGATTAGAAATATGATTTGCAAGTAGTTTGTTGGAATTACCAGATAATAAGATCATTTAATAACTCTGTTGCAATCTCCACAATAGGTACTCATATGAAGATATTGGTTCATACTTATCGGGTTGGTTTGTCAGATTTTTCACGATGGTATCTTTATTTGGACCCACAAAATAAGGCATAGAATATCTTGGTTTGTCAAGAACATTCATGACTCTGTGCGGAGTAGAAATGTAGGTATCATTCGTCCATCTCTGAAACATATCTGCAATGTTCAAAACTATACTATTATCTATAACAGGGACTTCTACCCAATCGTCATTTATTGGTTTGACGTAAAGGCCACCACAATCTTGATAACGAAA